CAATATCAGGGACAACTTTTACTGATGTTATGACAGTATCAATCACACCCACTAGTGCAAACTCAAAGATACTTGTGATGTGTGATATTAACGTTAGCTGTTCTAATCAAGATAATGCTACTACAGGGCAAAGATATTCTGGTGTTAAGCTGTATAGAGATAGTACACAGATTGCTGTTAATACAGATAAGCTAAGCTCTCAAACTGCTGTTTGGTTTTCAAGCAATCAGTCCGAAACTAACGCATCTGGTTATACTATGATGAATAGTGGGGGTACTTTTATTGATACCCCATCAACTACATCATCAATAACCTATAAAGTCAAAGCCGCTAACAGCCATACTAATCACCTTACTTGGATCAATAGACCTAGTAAGACTGATGACGCCGCTTTTGTTCATCAAGGCACATCAACGCTTACTGTTATGGAAATTGCTGGGTAATGAAGATGTCACTAGAGCCAGAACTTAAAGTCCAGATGGAACTAGATGCACATGAGAAAGAGTGTGCTATTCGTTACCAGATGGTAAACGACAAACTAGACGTTCTTGATAAAAGAATGTGGAGACTAGAAGCAATGATAATGGGGTCAACTGTAGTAATTGTTGGCCTCGCTGCTTCTCTGTTAATGAAAATGTAAGGAGGGTCAAATGATCCCATTTACTATCGTAGATATTCTACAAATCGCACTAACCATTAGCATTATCATGATGCTCAGAAAATGACCCATGTATTCCTCTTGCTTGTCTTTCTAGGCACAGGGGAATCACGACAACTTACTAGCGGAGATATGTACTTTCGTAACATAAACGATTGTAACTATTTCGCTAGTAGGGTCACTAAAGCATACGGTAATTACGACTACTCTTCCTTCATTGATCCTAAAGATAGGGTCACTGCATACTGCATCCCCAGATATATAGACATAGATAATGTAAAGGTTTACTAAAATGATTGATCCAGTGTCCGCTTTTGCCGCCCTCTCAGCAGGACATTCTGCAATCAAAAAAGGTATTCAGATGGGCAAGGACTTGTCCTCGCTCAGTAATGCCGTAACACGTTACGCCCAAGGGGAAGCCGAATTACAATTTGGTGCATCCCGAAAGAAAAAAGCTAGGTTCTCTCTAGCGGAAGACTCTGCCATCGAAAAGCACTTCCGTAAGGAACAGCTAGATACCATGCGGAACGAACTCAGGTCTATATTCCAACTCTATGGGAAACCGGGGCAGTGGGAACGTCTGCAAGCAGAGATTGCTAACGAAAGATCGCAAATCAAAAAAGCACTTGAAGCAGAAGCCAAGCGTAAAGACCTAATTATAACCATCATAGTGTCTACCCTTCTAATTGTAGGAGGTGGGGGCGGTCTAATTGCGTACATTATGTGGCTAAAAGGATTAATATAAATGATAAACGTACTACTACAGGGTCTATTTGGTGTAGCTAGTAGCGCAGTCGAAGGCTACGTTGAAACAAAGAAGGCCAAGGCTAAACAAAAGCTAGTCAAGATCGAAGCTGAAACATCCATTATGGAGAAGAAGATAGCTGGCGAGATTGATTGGGATGTAGAAGCCGTTAAGAACCAAAAGGAAAGCTGGAAAGATGAGTATCTTACGATATTGTTTAGCATACCATTACTACTATGCTTTATCCCCTTCACTGTCGAATACGTTGAGAGAGGATTTGAAGCGTTATCTCTCACGCCAGACTGGTACAAATACACGTTAGGCGTAATCGTAAGCGCATCATTCGGTATCAAAGGTGCCGCTAAGATGTTTGGAGGTAAGAAATGAGCAAACTAGAAGAACTTATGGGTGAACTTCACCAAGAACTTGGGAAGACCCTACTGGATCGCATCCGTGACCCCGAAGTAAAAGCATCAGACCTCAATGTTGCACGTCAATTCCTCAAAGATAACGACATTGTAGCCCTACCTACAGACGATTCAGTGCTATCACAGCTTCTGAACGACTTACCCTTTGACGAACAAGAAGACCTCTTACAGTAACAGAGGTAGGTACCCACCACACCCCAGGCCAGACCCCCCTCAGAGGGGCTTAAATCGCCATTAAACACCATCGGAGAAAAGAATGTCCCTCTATGTGAACATGAATAAAAGAAAAAAGGCTGGCACAAGTCGGTCAAAGAAGAAGTCAACCATCTCACCAGAAGTTTACAAGAAGATGAAACTCAAGAAGGGCGGCTTCAAGAAGGATAAGTAACATGGCTACATACCAAGGCAAGAAGGTCACACTCAACAAACCATCTCGCATCTCATCAGGAGAGCCGGGAGCAGGACGAAAGAAGTCTAAGGTCTATGTCAAGGATGGTATGAAGGTCAAGAAGGTTATGTTTGGTGATCCAAAGATGACCATTAAGAAGAACCAGAAATCTAACAAAAAGAGTTTTGACAGTAGGCATAATTGTTCAAGTGCTAAAGACAAAACATCGGCTAAGTATTGGAGTTGCAGAGCGTGGGCGTAAACCACAAGATCAGGGACTTCAAGAACTTCCTGTATATGGCTTGGAAGCACTTGAACCTACCTGACCCTACAGATGTCCAGTATGACATCGCAGATTACCTACAAGATGAGAACATTCGCAGGGCAGTCATCGAAGCGTTCCGGGGCGTTGGTAAGTCTTGGATCACATCTGCATACGTCTGTCACCAGTTGCTTCTAAATCCACAGCTAAACATTCTAGTGGTATCAGCATCCAAGACCAGATCAGATGATTTCTCTACCTTTACCCTGCGTCTCATCCATGAGATGCCCATACTGGCGCACCTAAAGCCCAGAGAAGGGCAACGGATGTCAAAGATTAGCTTTGACGTGGCACCAGCCCAAGCCTCTCATGCGCCCTCTGTGAAGTCATTAGGTATCACAGGACAGCTTACAGGTAGCCGTGCTGACCTCATCATTGCTGATGACGTAGAGTCTGCAAATAACTCTATGACACAGATGATGCGGGACAAGCTGGCAGAAACAATCAAAGAATTTGAGGCGATCATTAAGCCGGGAGGACGTATCGTCTTCCTTGGTACGCCTCAAACAGAAATGTCTATCTACAATCTACTGGATGAGCGTGGCTATAAGACACGAATCTGGCCAGCTAGATACCCTGATGACCGCCTAAAGACAGCTATGGGGTACAAACTAGCCCCCAAGGTTGCTGACGTAGATGGTCAAGTAGATGAACCTACTGACCCTAGACGGTTTGACACTGATGACCTATTTGAAAGGGAAGCCTCATATGGAAAGTCTGGATTCGCTCTACAATTCATGCTTGATGTTAGCCTATCAGATGCTGACAAGTATCCTCTCAAACTTAACGACTTTATGGTTGTATCTGGATGCTCTAGTTGGACAGATGCCCCGGTAAAAGTACAGTGGGCAAGCGGCAAAGAGCAGCTAGATGCTAACAAACACCTACCCAACTTGGGACTAAAGGGTGACTATTGGGCGTCACCTATGACTATCTCACAGGAATTAGCACCTTGGGATGGCTCAGTGATGTCCATTGACCCTGCTGGTAGAGGTAAGGATGAGACTGCCTACGCTGTCGTTAAGATGCTCAAGGGGCAACTCTACCTGACCGCCTCTGGTGGCCTACAGAACGGCTACAGTGAGGAATCTCTGGCAGCTTTGACCAAGATAGCCAAGCAGCAGAACGTCAATAAGATCATCACTGAGTCTAACTTTGGTGATGGTATGTTCACACAGCTATTGAAGCCTGTGCTGACTAGGGTTCACCCTGTGACCATCGAAGAAGTAAGACACAATGTCCAGAAAGAGAAGCGTATCATCGACACTCTGGAACCTATCCTCAACCAACACAGGCTTGTGGTGGACGAAAAGGTGATTACAGACGACTATGGCTCTGAGGTTGACCTAAAGTACAAGCTATTCTACCAGCTTACTAGGCTGACAAGGGACAAAGGTGCGCTGATCCATGACGATAGGCTTGATGCACTCTCTATAGCTGTCAACTATTGGGTGGAAACCCTAGATAGAGACATTGAGGCGGCTGTGGTTGACCATAAGCGGCAGCTTCTTGATGATGAACTAGACAAATTCATGGAACACTCTATAGGAAGAAAGCCCCAAAGAGATAGCTGGATTAGTGTCTATAATTAATAGGGTGCATATTAGATAGAAAAGATGATTATACCTATAGGTGAAACTAGAGATGACATACAAGAAGAAGAAATAAGAATATGTATGTAGGATCATAAACTTTAGTTGAACCTATAGTGTATCTATAGGAGTTACTATGGCTGACAATGACAATGTAATCCAACTCCACACCCCCATTGAAGATGAAATCATGAAGGTATTTGAAGATTATGATGACATACTTATTGTTGGAAGCAGTGATACTAATATCGCTGTTGTGTCTAACGTAGGGGGTGCCGATGGGATGGTACTATTAGAAGCGGCTAAATTGCAGCTACTCCAAGCATGGATGGGCAAATGATTTAGCAAAAAAATGTGAGGGGGGTATAACGTATGGTGTCCCGGCGTTTCCCCCCTTGCCACCCTACCGCCAGCCATAAATTTCCGGGGCATGGCACCCCTATCCGTCACAATAATTGTCACACCATGCCCGCTAACCATTGCTATGCCTAGCCAGTAAACCGATATGGTGTCGAATGACCAGACTATCGGGCATTGCTGGTGCTTTTTTCTTTCCGTCTGTCTGTCTTGTG